CATAGCACCGCAGAGCAGTGCCGCCATGATTTTCTTTTTCATTTTTGTTCCTCCATGTATTTTCTCATAATTTGAACCGCCATGCGGCAGGCTTCCTCGCACGCAGCCATCATCTTCTCGTAGCCGTCTAGCTCGCCATAGTATTTGATCTCTCCTAACGCCTCGGCCGAGGTTGCCGGGTCGAGGATGCGGATTGCTTGGTTAATCGTCATACTGTCCACCTCCATAATGTTCAACAATATACTGGTTCGCCGTGGTTTCCGGCGCGGTTTTCCATGCAATCAAGTTGGGTGAATCAGCAATTAGCAAGAACGCGCCAAACATCAACGAAGTCACAGCCAGCAAACCCCACACGGTATCATCGCGGATAAAACCAAAAATCGTTGAAACGATTGCAAGGATTATCATAAACGCGCCAAATACGACAAACACAGTTGCCTTTGCCGTTCCCTGTGCCACAACCTCCTGCACCAGCGTTTCTGGCGTAACGCCCATCTGGGCGGCGATTTCAGCGACGGTCATTCTTCCACCGCCTCATACGTCTTTCCAAAAATATCCGGCTTACAGGGGTAGAACTCGCCGTTTACGCCCTTGATGATGTAGTCGCCAACAGATGCCAGCATAGTTCCCGCAAGAGTTAAAACAAGGAACATTTTCTTGTTCTCACTCCACACGACATTCATTCCACAAAACTTGTCGATTTCCGTCTGGTTTTTGCCTGTCCACCGGACAGCTTCAATCACAACAGGTTTCTTTCTGAACTTCATTCCGTTACCCCCTCGCACTCTGCCCCGCAAGCCGCATAGCCTGCAAGATCAATCCAACTGTCAGCCTTTCCGCCGCCTGCTGCAATGCGTGCAATCTTGAGCAGCGCCATCATCATAGCAACGTCCTTTGCCTCTACGCGCACGTTCACGCCCCTTGTGCAGGCTTTATTAAGATACGCCTCCCACAGCTCCGCAATCGCTTTGAAATTATCCTCCGGCGTGCCGTAGTCCTGCTCACGCTGTCCGCATACGCACTTCTCCGCCGCGTGCAGGATGTCCGCACGGGTCAGCTTGCGCTTTGCGTCCTCGCTGCACTTCTCGACTACCTCGCGGATGTCGGGAGTATTGTCCGTATGACTGGCAGCGTGGCATAAAGCATAAGCATCTTCGACAGTCAGGCGGAGACCAAAGTCTATTTCTCCCTTGTCCTCGGCATCGCAAGCCATCTGTTCAATCGTGTTCAGTAGAATACTCATTTTGCGTTCGTTATTCATGATTACTCCTTTTTCGGTGTCCGGCTTGTCCTCGATCACCTCATAGCCCATGAGTTTTGCCTCCAGCCGTACGCGCACCATATCTGCGTCCTCATATGCCCGTATCATACTCTGTCGCGCATTGCCCGCGAATGCTATTCCCCTCTTTTCGCCATTATAAAACATCTTGCGATCTCCGAGGAAAAATGCGTTCACAGCGTCCTCGAAGCTCTCGTACACTTTCCCGTCTTTCTTAAGCCTCATTATCTTTCTCCTGTGTCATTCTCTCAACGGCTTTCTTCACGCCTGCCATAATCAAGCACCACTCACCCACCGTTAAATACGCAGCTATATCGCGCACCGCTGTAACAGCGTCACGCGCCATTTTCGGTTCAATCGGCTTGTCCATGTCGGCTTTGGTGATTTCACGCATTGTCGCCCTATCCTGCAACTTTTCCCACAGCTTCATAGACAGATTGCACAGAAAGAGCAGAATAACAAGAGCGCCGACTACCAGAATACCGTAAACCAGATAGCAGTAAATCAGAGTTGCGATACTTGCAAATGTCATATTACTCATCTTCTTCGCGGTAATCCTCAATCACAACGATATCGTAGGCAATAGCGCACAAGTTCTCGATTTGGCATCCACGGTACTTATCCCAGTCCTTCGCAAAATAAGCAACGTCAGCCGTAGACAGCAGTTCCAGCGATTTTGCTAGATACCAAAGCGGACGCGCGTCATGTGGCGCGTTCTGAAAAAACGAATCAATCACTTCCACTGGCTCACCGAGTTCACGCTCTGCGGATTCGATAGCCTTTGCGCGGACTGCGAGAATTTCTTCGTCCGTCTTGTCCTTCATGGGCTGAGAAATAAACAGTTTCTTCATTCTTCTACCCCCTTAATTTCATCGAGCGCAATGTTCGGCTCTGCCTTGCCATTCAGTTCGTGCAGCAGCTTGCACACAATGCGCTTAAAGCAATCGTCGCAGTACGACAGATACAGATTGAAATGCTCGATCGATTTGCATACATTAATGCGGAGTGCGTAACCGTCAGTCGGTTCCAGTTCTGAGCCGCAAATATCGCATTTATTCATCAACTTCTACCTCCATCTCATCTTTTAGTGATAGCTTACGGCCGCACATAAAACAATAGTTGATTTTGCTGGGTCTACATTCAGCCATAGCAACTAATTCATAACTATTGTCATAAAAATTCCTGTGAATTATAAAGTCGCCTAAACATTTTGCGTCTGTACGGCAATAGGGACAGTTCTTTTGTTCTTCGGTCATTCTTTTTTATTCTCCAGTTTCATACGCTTAATAGCGTTTTGCACGACCGCTACAATCGAACAACACTCACCAATCGTGAGATACGGTGCGATATCTCGTACCGTTGCGATAAGGGCACGCGCCGCCACCGGTTTAATTGGCCTGTCAAATACCTCATTGTTAATTCGATCCATTGTCCGCCCTCCTGTTCCATGCTTCAGCAGCTTCTTCGTATCTATCCCTGTTGGTAACAGGTGCTATATATTCTGCTCGTGAAATTACACTGTTCTGCCGAAAATAAATTCCGCATTTTTCACAACCGACACGACATTCGATGGTGAAAATAGGCATACTCACCATATACAGATAGTTCGCTTTGCGTTCACAAGAAGCGGATGCCTCTCCCCCGCAGAACGGACAAGGTTTTAATTCAGTCATTGTCAGCCCTCCTGTTCCACGCTTCTTTTGCCTTTGGATGGGTGTTATAGCAAGGGATTTGTGCGTGACACTTCTCGCAAATGATATAAGGTCTAAAATATAGGTATTCCACCGAGATTCTGTTGCTCCCGCAGAACGGGCAAGGTTTCAGTTCAGCCATTGTTAGCACCTCCGTTCTTTCTCTCGCCGTAGCTGCAAAAATCGTTCGGTGTAATCTCCATATCGCTGATATCGCAAATGAGAAAACCGTTATCGTTAACCGCCGCGTTAACAAGATACTTGCATTCCTTACACCGCACCACTGGCACAACATCTGCAGTGGGAACGTCACGTACAGCCCATACCGGATTAAGCCCCTTTAGATACGCTTCTCCGGCGGCATCTTCCGCTGCTTCACGCTCAATATATTCAGCCATTCCTAACCCTCCCAAATCTCAATAAAGCTATCGTACATGGTGTTTCCCTCCTATCTCGTCGCAATAACCTTTACGGCGCATTCTCCGCGTTCTGTGGAATACCACGCGCAGTTCTCGTGCACACACTCGGCAGAAAATCTTTTATCCTTGTCTGCCAGCGAGAATGGGCAAATTTCCTTTGTCCTGTTTGCCCAATTACAATTTTCACTCCATATCATTTTCCTTCACCCTTCTTTCTTCCGCTTCTTTCAGCGCCTGAAAAGTCATCACACCACACCTTCCAAGCCAATCTGTACCGTTTCCGGCTCTTTCAGCATCTTTTCCACCGCATCGCGGTAAAACTCCTTGCAGATTTCAAATCCGTAACTATCGCGCCCCAGCTCCCGTGCTGCTCTGAGTGTTGAACCGCTTCCAGCGCACGGGTCAATCACCACGTCGCCCGGGTCTGTGAAAATCTCGATCAGCTTTTTCAGCAGTTTCACCGGCTTCTGTGTCGGGTGCAGCTTTGGTACTTCTCTGCCGTCGCGTTCCCAGTCGATATGGTCAAACACCATCTTGCCGCTTCCGCGAACGACCTTGCCGTTCTCGTCATACTGTCTGCCGTTGTTGAACTTCGGCAGCTTGTCCCGGTACAGTACAACCGCAAACTCAGTTGCACCTACAATCCGCATATTCGCTTTAAGCACCTGTGCGGAATACGGCTTCGTGAAAAACAGTGGATAGCTGTTCTTGAACCCGTACCGTCTGCCATACTCCATCACCGTCTGCATCTGGTCGAACGCGCAGAATACGATCATCGCCGGTGCAGCGTTGCGTTCCTTTGGTTCTTTCTTCAAAAGCCGATTACAGAAGTGCATATACTCTGCAATCTTGAAATATCCGTCAGTCCGAAAGAAGCTGCTCTTTGCCTTCTTGCTCTCGCCGTTCTTGTTATCTCCGCCAACATACCACATCGGGTTGCTCCCATAAGCGTCCGCGCCAATGTTATACGGAATATCCGCAATAACAAGCTGCGCTTTCGGGATGCCGTACCGCTTGTAATTCTGGAAATTGTCGTTGAACAGCTCGCATTTCAGCTCCTTCATTCTTCGTCCCTCCCAATAATCTCGATCTCCACCCGCGGATTTTTTGAATCTACATAAAAGTGGTCTTCAAACCCCGCGATGTTTTTCCAACCGTCATTCTTGAGATACCGCGCCTTAACAAGCGCATCCTGAATAACCTTGCGCCCGAACGCGCACACATTATCCTTATCCCTCCGCCGGTCTTTCTCGTACCAGCGATAAATCATGTACACCGGTTCTTCAAACTCCACGTTGCCGAGTTGCCGTGCCGCGTGCATCACAACGGTTTCGCACTTTTTCTTGAGCTGTGCGCCTAAGTACCGGTTCCGCCGTTCCGCCTCGATCAGCTCATTCAGTCCCGGCAGCGGGCCTTTGATTACAAATTTCATCTTTCACCTCTGCTGGCTTTCACTCGTGCCACCCACTCATTTTCCCAGTCACTGGCGGCGGGCGCACCGTTAAACATCGGCGCATCCGTTTTGGTTTTCTTCGGCTTGTCTCCGATTCTGTCCCAAATGATACCCTTCCAACCTTGCGACATACTCAGCCGGATAACCTCGGCTACTGCCTGTTCGCCGTTCTGCTTTACGCGGTTCTCAATGGCACTGAGCAGGCTTTTTAATCCTGTTGGCTTGTACCCTTCCCTGCGTTCAGCTTTGTATCTGAGCCAATCCTCGACCGCTGAGCGTACCGGTTCGTTAAACCGTTCCGTCCAGTCCGGCTCTTTTGGCTTTTCTGGCTTTGGTGCTTTAGGCTTCGGCGGACATTTTGCCGGTTCCGGCACTTCGTCCCGCTCGCAGCTTTGGTACTCGTCATACTTGCTGACGGTAATCACGGTGTAGTGCCGATTGGTTTCCACCGTGATTTCGCCGGTCTTTTTCAGTTTACCGAGCGCCGTCCGTACCTGTTGCACAGACAGTCCGCTTTCCGCCGAGAGTGCCGCATAACTTGTTGCAAACGCACCGCGTGGTATTTCTATGCCCTGCCACTCGCAAGCCTTATAATTGGCTCTCAGCAGGATGTGAAGCCATAGCTTGCAGGTGGGGAGGTCTTTGTACCACCCCCACTCTGTAAGCGCACGGTGCAGCTTAATGTGCCCGTTCATTTCCCATCACCTCAGAACGGAACGTCCGAATCTTCCTCCGGCATATCCGCAAAATCGCTGTTCTCCTTCGGCTTGCCCTCGCTCTTGCCGCCGCAGAAGTCGATGCTCTCGCACTGCACTTCCCACGAGCGACGCTTATTGCCGTTCTTGTCCTGCCAGTCGCGGCTTTCCAAACGACCGGAAACAATGCACATATCGCCCTTGTGGAACCATGTGCTTGCGTGCTCCGCCAGCTTGCCCCACAGGACAACGGAACAGAAGTCGCTCTGATATTCTCCGTTGTTATCCTTTCTGCTGCGTTGTACCGCAATCGTACCGCTTGCTACAGCCGTATTAGACTGCGTGTGTCGCAATTCCAAATTATCTGTTAATCTTCCTTGTAAAACGATCTTGTTAAGCACTTGTATTCCTCCGTTTGTTGCATTTTTTCAATCCATTATGCAATTTCGCATGTTCTGATCGGGTCAGAACCACGATATTTTCTGGATTGTTGTTTGTCTTATTGCCGTCAATGTGATGTACAATGTCCGAAGATGTCAGCTTTCTTCCGTATTTCTGTTCAGCTACAAGCCTATGTTCCAGCACAAACCCGTGTTTATCTGCTAAGTGGTTGTCTGGTCGATATACAAGAATATACCCGCTTGAGTGTTTCTTTCTTCCTCCGGACCAGTGATAATTTTTATCTCCAGCCATTGCTTCTCTCAGCTTTTGTTTGGTTTCATCTGACATCTTGCGTCCGTACGTCGGGCACAAGCTACCGGTTTTCCCAATGTGCGGATGTTTATGATTTTTCCACAGGAATTTCACGCTTTCAATTCGCGTAGGAACTCTCATGCCTGCTTTTTTCATCTCTCTTGAGAGTTTTTGTCGCTCAATTCCGATTTCGTTCTCAAGCATTCGCAAGCTCGCGCCTTCCGCAATCCGGGTTTCGATGTATTTCCGATATTTTTCTAAATCAACTTTCATCTCCCTGTCTCCTTGGTATACTTCTGCTTTTCCTCGTCCCACAGCGGATACATGCTTTCGAGGTACTCCCGCATTTCCCGCTTGATTTCCTTTCCGTCGCCCTGATCCATTTCCCGGTGACAGTCCGGGCACAGCATCACAAGGTTTGTCGTAATACCCATGCCTCCGCGTGCTCTCGATACAAAATGGCACGCTTGCAGAACACCGCCTTTCCCGCAGTGACGGCAAATGCCGCCGTCCCGGTCGTAGCATTCCTTCCACACCGCCGGTGAGATACCGGTAAACCGTGTCTGTCTTCTCATACCTCGTGCTCCTCCGGCTTTGCAAATCTCCAAACATACCCAGCGTGTTGGTTTCTTTTGCCGTTGCAACACTGGCTTACGCTTGATGTCGTAAAACCGTCTTTTGCGCAGTCATTAAGTGCGCTGTAAAACACCCGTTCGCCCGTATTCATATTCACTCCGACCACAGCTTTTCCCATGCGCTTATCCAACGCCATTTTTAGATGTTTTCGCCACTCGTCCGTACGATCAAATCTCCCTCGGTCGAACGAGTATCTGTAATTACCATAATCCGTTGTCCATTCCAGATTTTCGACTGTATTGTTAGTAGGGTTGAAGTCCTTGTGATTGACGATATTCATTCCGTCTACTTTTTCAAGAAACGCTTCGGCCACAAGTCTATGCACAAAGCAACGCTTTTTCTCTCCGTTTATTCGTACCGGTACTCGATAATAACCTTGGCTGTTCTTGTGCTGCTTTAAGACAATCTCTCTAATTCCGGTTTTTCTGCTATGCTTGTCGCTATACTTGTAACGCGATTTCACATTTCCTTGGTTGCTTACCCAATACATTCCGTCAGTGCCGGGTATTTCTCTCCATTCTTCCAACTTCCCACTCCTCTTTCAATTCATTTAGCAGGTCAGGCGAAGCGGTTTCCACTCCGGCATTTTTGCAATCCTGAATGCAGTTGTCAATCAGCTGGGACATTTGTCGCTTGTCAAAATCGCTCGAACCATAATAGGCAAGCACTGTTGTACATCCGCTGATTTTCGACACTCTGGTTTCAATAAACCTTCCGGTATGGTTACTCGTCCACTTTTGACCGAAACTCGCTACTGACCGTGTCTGCATACACAGCACTTCGTAGTTTCCAATATCTTTGATATGCCGTCTGTAAATACACTCCGGCACTTCCCCCATGGCTTTAGAGAGTTCTCCGCAGAGCTTCCAGTACATTGCGTTTGCATCAAGGCTTCGCTTGTCGTACTTCTTCTTGACCTCGGCGGTATAGGTCTTGCCCTCTTTGAGCTGTTCGCACTCCACCCGCGCCATCGGCGCGTTCTTGATGTGCAGACACAGCCAGTTTCCGAGATCGTTATGCACTACCTGTGCACGGTCGAATTCATGCGTCATTCTGCACCGCCTTGTGCTGTTCTGCCTTGATCGCGTTCCACTTCGGTTCAAGCTCCAAAATCGCAGCATTCATCTTTACAATGTCGTTTTCGTCCTTCTGGTACTGCTCACGCCATAGCTTCGACGACGCATCTGCATCTTTGCCGCTGATATCATAAAGCAGCTTCTTTACGTGTTTTGCTTTCTTCTGGACTTCGGTCAGTTCGACCGGCGGCGGTACAAGTTCAAACCGTGCTTCTCCTTTTTCATCCTCAATCACAAGGCCGGAAATCCTGCGCTTGTCATACTGGATACTGCGCACACGGAACGACTGCTTGCACTTGATTCTGCCGTTTTGCTCGGAATACTCTTTATCCCTGAGCCGAACCCAAATCATTGGAGCCGTGTACAGTTCTCGGCCAATACCCCAGTTGGTGCACGCCCGCTTAAAGCTATCGCTTGCCTGTCCCTTCTCCTTCTCGGTATTGCTTTCCGTTCCTACGTCCTGCTTTACAACCCACTGTCCTTTTTCTGCATCCCAGACAGAGACATTGCAGTAAAGCCGACCGTCGATGATAACGTGTTCGCGCTTCCAGTTTGTCTGACCGTACACCTCGTCCAGAATGGACATATCGCAACGTGCGTCCTTGTAGAGTAGCAACGAACACGATACGCCATACTGAGACTTTGACACCTGCGCTACGCGGCACTCGATCTCGTCTGCATTAAGCAACCTGATGTTCATATCACTTCACCTGCAAATTCATGTTTTCTACCAGCTCTGCGCCCGGTACGGCCTCACCGGATTTCAGTAGCTTGCCGATTGCCGTCTTGTCCGGCTTGCGGTCGATAACCACCTTGCACAGGTCATCCGGCACCATTACATCATTCGTAATGTTCACCTGCATACTCTTTCGGAACGACAGCGCAGCCTTCGACGTGCTGATCTTGTCTTTGCCTACAGCAAGCATGCTGTCCGCAAGGTGCTGCTTCATGTACTCCATGCGCTTCTTGGTGGCATCCTCTCGCGCCTTTAGATTGTCCCGCTCGTTTTTGAGTGCCTTAACCTCTGCGTCAAGGTTCTTGATGGTGACTGCATACGCCTCGGCCTTGTCCTCAAACGCCGCGTCCAGACCGTCTACAGCCTCAAAGCCGCTGACCTCGCCGGTCTCCGGGTCCATACCGGGTCTACCGTGATAGCCTGCATTGCAGTCGCAAATTCCTGCGTCAATTCGTATAAATTCATGGTTCGTCCTCCTGTTCAAAGTCCTGCACAGCAATCCGTAAATCAAGCAAGAAGTTCTTAATCTCGATGCTGAATAGGTGTTTATAATCCTCCAGATACAGCCCAATAGCAGTCTCGGCTTCCCGCATATCCTGCAACCGGTTAAGCCGCTCCTGATCTGCCCTCTCCGGCGGCTCTAACGCCCGCTCGGGGCAGCCGGTGATAGTATCACGCATTGCGCAGTGCCTCAAAAACATCCTCGTCCGTTACGAATTCCGTATGGCCGTTTTCCCATTTTCTCCAGCCATCGCCGTAGCGGTCGTAGTGCTTCTTCGTCTTAATTTTCCCGTTATCCTGAACTTCGAAAAACCATACCTCGGCTGTCGAGTTCAGCGACGCTACGTTTATTTCCACGCCGCTCTCCGGCTTTTTGTCGAGCACAATGTCGAGCAGCTTGTGGAACAGCTTTCTGTTCTTGTCTTTCATTATTCATCCACCTCTGTAATCGCGCCGTTTTTCAGCATATAAAACGTATCCGCCTTGATGGTTTCTCCATCTACGCAAACAGCCTGAACGCCTAAAATGTGCATTTTTTCATCACGTTCCGTGAGCACCAGCCAACAGCCGACAGCGCCTTTCGCTTTGCTGCCATACCCGGTAACGACCGCAATGCTTTCCGCTCCTCCAACCGTGGCGGCGCTCCAGTCGCCCGTATTCGTGGCGGCGCTCCGGTCGCCCGTATTCGTGGCGGCGCTCCAGTCGCCCGTGTTACTCTCTTTCGCGCTCTTAAAATCCACTTTTTCCAGAATGAACTTCACGCCAGCCTGAATCAGCCCCGAAAGGCCAATCTCTGTTTCAATCTTTATTTTTTTGCCAACCCGCTTGCTGTCCTCCACAGTCTGCTCGTTGGTATCCAAATCTACCTCGCAGTAACGCGAATCTGCCGGGTTGTAGTATCCGAATACGTCCATCGGGTTCTCGCAGGCGTGGAAATCCTTGTGGCAAATATCCGCCGTGTTTTCCTCGTACTCTTTGCCGATTTCGTACTGAAAACCACGGCATTTCAAGTCCTTGTCAAAGCCTTTGTAGCATTTCACTTGCTTTTCGTCCTCCTCTGTGGTATCCTTGTATTAAATCATTTTACCTTTGCCGCTGATTGGGGTAACCGCCCCGTCAGCGGCTTTTCTCATGCCTGCAGGTATTCCAACTCACCGCTGAGCGGTGCGAAACACTGCGGGAACACATTGCCATAAGCATCCCGCAGGAGCAGGAACCGCCATCCCATGCGATCTACTGTCCAGACGCGCTCCATGCACTCAGCGTGCACCGTGATGCGCTGCTGAATCCGTTTCAGCTCATCCAGTGAACAAACCTCGTTGTCCCTGAAATCTAAGCCGTCCTTCTTCCGCGGTGCAAACCGCAGCACCCGCGCCGTGTCAATCGGCGTACCATTGATTTTCACAATCATGTTATCGCCTCCACTCCGTCCAGAAACAACCATCACCGATGCCGCAAGTACGGCTCATGAGAACCGGCTCGCCGTCATCGCCCTCGAAGATTTTGTCCTCGAAGGAATACTCCGGCTTGTCCTCGGTGCCGAACCACCCTTCGCCCTCGTGGTTTTCCGGATTGTATCGGGTGTAGTACCAGCCTAACCCCTGTGGGACTTCTCGCTTGTCCCAGTCCGGCAAGCTAAACTGTCGGAAATATTCGTGCTTTGTCATTTTCGTTCCTCCGTTCTCATGCTGATCGTCTTCGCGCTCTCGCGCATTTGCAGGCCGTTCTTAGCCGCCGTCATCGCCTTGCCGATCACTCGACGTTGCATGTCTTTGACTTTCAGCGTTTTCCTTCTCGCTTCCGTCATATCCTGTTTTCTCCCCTCAGCGGTAACGACCGCGATAGCGTTTCTGCTGCTCGTATGCCGCAAGCAACATGCTTGCCCTTGCGCTCACCATGCCGACAGCCAGCAGCGCCAGCATGATAGCGGCTCCGGAAAACAAGTCGATTCTTCCGTTCTCGGTCATACCGCCGGAAATCAGAACTCCCAGAAAGCAAAGTCCTGACAGATAGCCATAACGCTTGTACATTGGTTTCGTCCCCTTCCTCGGTTTCTTGTAACACTCGAACGTAGTGAGAGTGTTATTCTTTTCTTTTTTTCTTAGAAAGTTAAATTAATATATATTCGACCGTAGGGAGAATATATATATACTTCTTTTCTTTCTTTGTTACTTTCTTTCTTACGTCTCTGTTTGTTATCGGTCTGTTATCGGTGTGTTGATTGTGTGTTATCTGTGTGTTGATGGTCTGTTGTTGGAGTGTTACGCAGACGCTTCCGCCTGCACCAATCGGTTAGCCACATCGGCCACATGATAGCGACCGCCGGTTAAACGCGGAACACCATCTAAATACCTCTGCACGGTACGATAACTAACGCCAAACCAGTCTTTTAACTGTTTTGTGGTAATATATTCGCACCCTGCGAACGTGCGTAAACGGCCTTCAACCGTGCGCCTGCGGTTGCTTAATTCTGTTGCTGTCATTCGTTCAACCCTCCGCTTTCTGTGTGTTATTGGTGTGTTGATGGTTTGTTATTAGTCTGTTGCTTAGTGTGTTGATGGTGTGTTATCTCTCATCATCGTTGTTGCCACAACGCAGCATCGCACACACAATAAGCAGCGCCATTTCAACGCCCAGTGTTGCCAGCACTCCGGCAACAAAAGGTGGAATATACATCGGTATCACCTCCGCTTGTTCGCCCCTTCCCGACCGTGGTATAATAGCCGAGAAAGGAGCATTCAGCACATCATCGGGTTTCTCTTCGCTTGGGAAACGCTCGTCTGATTTCAGCGTCTATATACACGTCGTAGACCTTGCAAAGCAGTGTGCAAACGCCGAATCCTAAAGCGAACCCAGCAAGCGCCGTGCCAAAATCGCCTGATGAACAAACTCTTTTTACATTCATTGCTTTCACCCTATTTCAGAAAGGATTGTTTTTATTGTTTCGTCCAACTAACCCGCAAAACAAAGCGCAAACACAAGCTGAATTACGCGATTGGGAAATGAAACGCGCCCATCGCGCTAAGCTCGAACGGCGAGAAAATTTCCATTATTGGATAACTACCGCCCTCGCTGTGCTTGCCTTTATCCTGTCTGTCGCATCGTTGTCATGGCAGGTATACAAAGACCTGCACCCTACCGCTTGTACCACTTGCGCATCAGCACAACCAGCACAACCAGAATAACCATCGTTGCGATGTTAAGCGACATCAGTACCGGATCCATTGCTCTCACCTCATTCCGTAGAGCCGAAGTCCGGCCGCGCCTGAACGATCAGTCGCGGTTCTCCGCTTTCATCGTCACCGTTGTACTGTAAGCTGCCGCACTTTACTTCAAGTGTCAGCAAAGGCATTTGACCGCCCTTGTGCTCCAGTTTGTAGCCCATGCAGCCATACCGCATATCTACGCCGTCAACCGACAGCTCTTGACACTTTCCGTCGCGGTAGCTGATCTTGACATTTCGGAATTTTCCCATGTCCTTCTCACCTCCGCTTATGCGCTCTCGTTGTCATGACGGTCAAACAGATACTCGATATTCATACCGGGGAACAGTTTGTCTCGGATAATACGGGCTTCGCTGTAAGTAAAATCCGTGACGCCTTGCATCTTGTTTCGTACCGTCTTTTCGCTGCAATTCATGACCTGCTGAATATCATAGTAGGTCACGTTGAATCGCGGCATTTCTTTTTCAATGAATCTCATACAATCACCTCCTGTTACCATATTCGGTAATCTGTGTTATTATAATATCACCGAATACGGTAATTGTCAATGGTGTAACGGAAATATTTTTACCTAATTCGGTAACTTCTTTATTGACACTGCATGCGTATAGTTATATAATGAAGTCATAGAAAGGAGGAATTGAAATGCTGGTAGACGCACTGGATATAATGAAGCAAAAAAGTGGTAAAACACTGCAACAGATCAGCGATGAGTGCGGAATACCTAAAGGAACGCTCAATAAAATCTTCGCTGGACAAACCAAAGACCCACAATACGGGACTTTGAAAACCATTGTTCATGCACTCGGATTCACTGTTGACGATCTGGAGAAGTTCGAAAATCCAGAAATAAAAAAATCCCCCGCTCCGGCCGAAGCCGAAACAGGGGAAATCACAAGAGAGATGTCTATTGAGTTGTTAAAGGCTCTCGGATTGCTCGACCAGTCCGGCAACCTTTCCGACGATGATCTCGCGTTTCTTGCGCACATCGTCGGATTGCTCGAATGGCGTTTCGGCGATCATTCGTAGCGCATTGTATATGCGCAGCGGGTTTGTGCATGAATTGAGCATTGCGGTAAAACGGTCGATGTTGTCCATGATGTTTGGTTCCTGCCTTTCCTGTTGTATACTCCTATGATATTACCTTAAAATGGAAATATCAATAAGAACCGTTCGCCTTTATCTGACATATAGTATAGCGAACGTTTGTTCGATTTTCAAGAGGACACAAATAGCCTTGCTGCAAAGTCCAATAAACCGGACTTACTGTTGAGTGTTGTTTTACGCGAGCAGGTCTCGGAAGCGCTGAACGGCGCGATCGTTGTACTTAAATACATCGACTTCCTTTGCCGAGTACGGAGACTTGTCGTGGTACCATGCACCGTATTCGTCGGTTTTCATGCCGTATGTGTTGGCAAGATTGCCGATAGCCTGCTTGCTCACGCCGAACATCTTGCCGATCTCTGTAGCGGAGTAATGATGTTGGGTGGTCTGCGGCAGCGGGATAACCTCACGGCCTGCGAGCACCGTGCTTGCGTAGCTTGCGCATACCTGACGGTAAGTATCCGACTTTACCTGCGCGGAGATACGCAGCCACAACGACGCTTCACGGGCGCGGCTGTTGCGCTCCATAATGTCAAGGCGGTTCTGCTGTGCCGGTGTGATCTTGTATTCGCCGGTCTTGTGGATAGACGGAAGAACCTCGGAAGTAACCCAGTGTTTGAATTCCTTCGCCGTCGGCAGTTTGCTGGACAAGATAAGGCTGTACAGGCCAGATTCGTTGATGATGGTAACAGGCTGCTTGCCACCGGGGGTTGTCATTTCAACCACCCCTTTGTCTTCGTTATCAATGTGCTTGCGAACCGCCTGTGCGGTATCGGAATAACCGAGAATGTCCGCTACGTCCTTGCCGACGAACCACGGTTCGCCGTTCTTCTCGATGGTGCGTACCTGCTGTTCTTCGTACTTGAATGCAACGATGTTGTTTTTCATGTGTCTGCTCCTTTCGAGTGGTATGGTTACTTACAGTAATTCCTTTGCGGCCTGTACCCCAGCCTTTAAGCCAAGGGTAAATGCATCGCTTTCAAACTTCTGCGTGCAGTCGGCCATCATTTTCACGAGCTGGTCATTCTGCTCGTTGCTTAACGGCAAGGCGCGAACGTATTCGCTCAAATTCTGCGCGAGCCGCAAAGCCTCTTGTGTGCGGCTAAGGCAATATCCCGAAAAATCCATTGTGTTAGCCCTCCATATCTTCCGGAATATTCGTGCCGAGGATTTTGTTGAAGAAGTATACCTGACCCTTGCCGGTAATCTTCGGCGTGCGGCTGATGGTGGTGTGACCGTCCGAGTGAGTAATCACAGTTTCCTTGATCTCGAACAGACCGAGTTCCATGCTGCGCTGGGTAGGCATATTGTAATCACTACCCTTGCGCTTGACGAGGTAGCCATTTTCACGCAGCCATGCAAAAAAGCGCTTGCCGCCCATATCCGCGCCATTCTGACGGAGAATCTTCGCAAAGTCGAAAATCAGGATGGAAGTTTTGGACACGGTAACGCCCTTTGCAAAATGGACGAGCGGTGCATCGAGCTTCGCCTGTTCGGCAGCGTGGGAAAGCAGCTTTTCCTTTTCCTCAATGGTTTTCTGAGCGACAAGCAGGGCTTTCGCCATCAGTTCCTCAGGGCTGAGAGTTTCCTGGCCGGCAATGTAGCCGCCGTTCTTGCGGATAGAGGGAATAACATCGTGCGTAATCCATCGCTTGAACGCTTTGGCCTCCGGCTTGCGAGAGCCGAGAACCAGAGTGTACAGGCCGGGTTCATTCACGGCGTTTACCGAAAGCCCGTTGCTGGCACCCTCGATTGAAACGAGGGTGCGCTCATCAGCATCTAAACGGCGCATGGCATCGGTGGGATTTCCGATTTCAAGCGCCTTGCAAACGTCAGCCGCTACGAACCACGGTTCATTCTCAATGTTCAGCGTGCGAACCTCGCCAAATTCAGGGTTAGTAAATGCAATGATTTTGTTATCCATGGGTTAATTCTCCTTTTCTAAAAGTTCGTTAAGGGGTACATTCAAAGCACTTGCGATCTTGCTTGCCATCTCTGCCGAGCAGCTACGGCCTTGCTTTATTCCGTAGACACTCGACATAGAGACACCAGCAATTTCCGCGATATCTTTTCCGCGCTTGCCGCTTTTCGCCATAACAGCGGCAAACTTGATTCTGTCAATGCGCATATAGTCTCCTTTCTTATTCGCATTGCGATATTCCATGATTGAATTATATACGCAAAACGTTCTGGTGTCAACAATTTTATGCGCAATGCGTTACAAGGGTGATAATATGACTATTGGAGAAAGAATAGAAGAAGTTGCAAAATCGCAGGGAATTTCACTTCGTGCGCTTTCAGAACGCGCAGAAATGCCGTATACAACACTATATTCGATTGTAAAAAGAGGTAGCAAACGGCTTTCGCACGAAAACATTGTGAAGCTGGCAAACGCGCTCGGCGTAAGCATGAACGAGTTAAGCCCTGATGCTTCAATCCGTGTAAACAGTGCGCCGGAAATGGTGGAGCTACAGCAGAAAGTAGCAGCTGGTCAGGCAACCGAGCAGGAAAAGCAGGCATGGCTCGAAGCCAATCTAAAAGGCTTAGAGCGTATGCAACACTCAATCGAATTCATGCTGCACGATCTCGCGCAGTATGATGAGACACAAAAAATCGCCCGTCAATCTCGGCTGACGACAATATTCAATCAGCTTACCGAGGACGGGCAGGAAAAAGCATTGGATTTCCTTGAAATCATGCTCGGAAATCCAGAGTATAAGAAATAAAAGGGAAGGTGAAATTATGTTTTGCACGAATTGTGGCACGGAATTCGAGGGAAATTTTTGCCCGAACTGCGGAACAAAGGCTGGTGAACAACTACCTGCACAAACCGTTGCCCCAAAGGAAACGCACGAGTATTACGATAAAGAGGGCGATTTAATCGACCTCTCCACGATCTACGGCGTTTACAAGGACAGAACCGGCATGTCTGCATTCTTCCGCAAATGCACCGATTACGATTCTGTCACTATCGGTAAAGCGTTAGACTATATCGAGGATAACGTAAAGCCGAAGGAATACGGCATGCTGGATGCAATCCGCATGAAGCGTCAGATTGAAGCACCGATTGAGAAGATCATAAAAGTGCAAGCAGTGAACGACCCTTCGGTTAAATTGCAAAAGGCGCAGCTTTCCGAACTGAAAAAGGCGAACAAACTACAGCAAAAAGAAATGAACGCACAAGCGCGTTGTCCGCGTTGCGGCTCCACTTCCCTTTCTGCGCATAAGAAGGGATTCGGCATCGGCAAGGCCGTGGTAGGCGCAGCCGTGACCGCGCCGCTGGGGCTGGGATTGATCGGTGCCGTAGCCGGAAACAAGGGCGCGAAAAAAGTCCGCGTCACTTGTTTGAAATGCGGAAAACAATTTTGGGCATAAAAAACGCCCACCGGCGGCAACCGGCGGACGTTATACGGGGGTAGAAATCTTGTGCAACGGAATTCTACCCTCTTATTATATCGAAAATAGGAGGAAAATGCAATGCCACGTCGAAAAAAAGACCCTCGCGGCTTTGTCCGTGAGACCGGAACGTATATGGGAAAGCATTACGACCTGAGAGCAAAAACCGAAAAGGAACTCAACGAGAAAATCAGGGCAAAACGCGCAGAGATCGAATCCGGAAGTAAACTCATTGAAGCCGGTGTTACCGTAAAGGAATGGGGAAAACGCTGGGTAGAAACCTACAAGTCCGGCGTGAAGGAATCCACGCGCAGGCTGATTGAGGGACGACTTGTGAACTACGTCTATCCCTACATTGGGGATATCCCAGTCAGCAAAGTGCGTCCGCTGAACTGTCAGGAAGCGCTTAACTCTGCGGAAGGACGTGCGCCGGACACCGTAAAGAAGGTGCAGCAGGCAATCGAGCAGATGTTCCGCGCAGCAAAGCAGAACGGCTTGTGCGTCAATAATCCTGCGGAAGATTTGAAAATGCCCCGTACTGGCAAGCAGACGAGCCACAGGAGCATTACAGACCGCGAACGTGTTATTTTACTGGAAACTGCAAAGACGCATACTGCGGGGCCGTGGGTGCTTACTCTGCTGTATAGTGGCTTGCGTCCGGCGGAAAGCCTTGTGCTGACATACGCCGATATTACAGGCGGTATGATTACTGTTGACAAGGCATACGACCGGGACACCCGCGCCGAGAAATACCCCAAGTCAGACGCAGGCGTTCGCAAAATCCCGATCATCCCCCAGCTTGCCGCAGTCCTGCCGAAAGCCGGTTCGTTCGGTGAATTGGTTTTTCCGCGTAACGGGCACTTGTACGATGATAAGTCCATGCGTGCCATGTGGCAGGGTTTCCGCGCCGCTATGGATGATACCGAACGTGAGTTGATCGCGGCGGGGAAAATCTCACCCATTGCCGAGCAGCTGCCGCCTATCGTTCCCTACGATCTGCGCCACACGTTCTGCACGGATTTAGAGCGTGCGGGCGTACCGCTCAACGTCGCAAGCAAACTCATGGGACACGCATCTATAGAGATCACCGCCAAGATTTACACTCACACCGGCGAGGATATGATTGAGCGTGCAGGTGAGCAATTAGCCGCCTTGTTCAGTCCCACATTTAGTCCCATCAGCGAAGTGCAAAAAACGCCTATGGCTGACATTATGCGAGAGCTGCAAGAACTTCGTGCAGCAGTGCTCAAAGCCGTATAAAATAACAAAAAAGCCTTGTTTCAATGGATTTACCAAAGAAACAAGGCTTTTTAATGTGGAGCTGCTAACCAGATTTGAACTGGTGACCTCATCCTTACCAAGGACGAGGTGAAATTTTGAAACCCCACAGTATGTCTGAACTTTTGACACTTCAAAAATTTTAGTCCCATGTTTAGTCCCACTTGACCTATACATTGTACCACAGATAGCGTGGGACTTCAATACCGCAAAAAGGGAGGGCATTTGCCCTCCCTTCGTTCAATGCTTCACAACATACCGATAGTATGCCGTTTCCTTATTTTTAACTGCGTCCTTGTCTTCGAGCCAGAACGCACAAGCAGCGTCAACATAGTAATCAATGTTGCGGATGCCGTGTTTCTCGTTGACCTTGCAAAAGTCGGAGTAAACAGCGTTCATTGCCACCCAAAATTCTACCGGGTCGCAATTCATGTTGTGCTGCTGCATTACCTGCTTGCACTGTTCAAACGTCCAGTGCGGGCCGGTCGTGCCGTCAGCGTTCTGCATGTTGTGCAGCCATTCGTCCGCCATGTCCTTAGTCATACGTCCGGTGTGCGTACTGGAAGCATAGCCCATAGTGCGCTCAGAACCGTGCGTCTTGTCACCTACATAAGAAGTATCCCCCATCATGTAAGCATCATCGTCACGAAAGCCAATAGGGCGCATCTCGTCCTCGTAATCGGGGTACTCGTCATACTCCGGATATTCCATGCTGCTTTTCGGCGCAAAGCGTCCGTCAGAATAACGGCGATAATTCCGCATCTCCGGTTCGCCGCCGTGAATACGCTCATCGTAGTAACCGTAAGGCTCAATATGATTGTACCGATACCGCACGCCGTAATGCTGGCGATCTTCGGGATACGTCTTGCGGATTCTCCATTCCTCCGGCGAAGCATTCTCTCGGCGGGTGTGCTGCATCAACAGCATTCGGGTTCCTCGTTTCATGATGATACCCCCTTACGCCGTCGGCGCGGTGCCGTTAATAGACCGCAGCGCGTCAGAATGAGAGCAGCAGGAATTACCGAGCATTCGGAAACTGCCGCCGCTGGACGAAGTGACAACGCGACACAGGTATTTGTGACGGGTGTCCAGATTAAACACTGTCGCCTGTGCGCCGTTGCATTTCAGCAGCGGATACGTTACCGTTCCGTCGCCGATTGTGATTACTACCGGTGCGCCGATGATCGTTGTGCTCGGAATGTTCTGAGCGATTACGATTCCGTATACGCATCCGTTCTGATAATCTCCCGCCGGAATGTTCACCGTCAGCACGCCGCTTGCGTAAGTCACGCCCTGTGAGATACGCAGGTTCGGACACAGTTTTTGTACAGGCTTGCAAGCCATAACTATTCCCTCCTATCAAAGGCAGGGGGATTGCTCCCCCTCCTGAATATCGTATCTCAGCATCCGCAGGTGTTGCAGCCACAGCCGGAAAACTGGTAAGGTGCCGGAACCGGGAACGCCGGAACGGGAGCCGGGCGCAGAGCGTTTACCAGATAATTGTTCTGTGCTTCCTGAGATGCGGCAAACTTCAAAGTCTGGTTCTCCGTCTGGAGCGCCGCAATCTTCTCCGCCTGACGTGCAGTTTCCATCTGGTCAATCCGTGCAATGATACGGTCGGTATCACTGTGCGTAGACTGGATGATATCACGCGCATTAGTAGCAGCGTTGTAATTGGTGTCGCAGAAACCTCGTTCTACCTGACGCTGCGTATCGCAGCAGCAGCTTGCCATCTGCGTACCGAGTGCGGTCAGACCCGCAGTCACGCCGTTAAAGCCGTTGTTCATGTTGGTGTTTACGCCGTTGATAAGCTGGGCATTCTGATAGCCGAGCTGGCAAATCGAATTGTCTACACCGTGGAAGCCGTTAGAAACCGCGCTGCCGAGCGTGTTAAAGCCGGTAAGCATACCGTTGTTCATGCTGTAAAAGCCGTTGCACAATCCGTCCTGAATGCCGAGAACGGAACGGGACAGGTTGTTGAAGTTGAACTCACTGCACAGATCGGAGCGAGTAACCGCGCCCTGATATCCTGCGCCGTTCGCACCGTTGCCGCCGTTGTTGCCCCAGCCCCAGCCGTTGCCGCCGAAAATCAGTGCGATAATCAGAAATGCGAAAATCCAAGAACCGTCGCCGCCCCACATGCCGGAGCCGTTGTTAGTGTTGCCACTATCGGAACCGAGAGCATAGCCGGTTGCGAAATCGTTATCCATGAATAAATCTCCTTTTCAGTATATATTTGAACGGAACCGCGCGTATTCCGAACATGACAAATTCACGTCGGATTTTTATTCAAGATTCCGAAACTGAAAAGGAACTATAAAAAATCGCTTGGATTTTTACAGTTGCGTATTTACTTGATGTTCATGCCGAACTGCTGTGCGAATTGATCGAGGTCGATTCCTCGTTCCTTTGCAATGTTCATTGCCATCTGCCGCAGTGCGTCCGGGCTTTTACCCTGCATAGATTTCATTAGGGTGCTCACCATAGGATTATTGCCGGTCATTTGGTTCAGCATCATCATAGGATTTCCGCCGTTCCTCATAAGCTGCAACACCTGCATCATCGGATTATTTACCATCGTTTGCACCTCCCAGTTGTTCACATAGCTTGTTAAACCGTCGGATAAGCTCGTTGAATTCTGTTCTCGGAACATAATCTGACAAATCTATTTCCGCAGGTTTATTCGTTTCCGGCTCCTGTGCTCTGCGATACATCACAAAGTCGGCACAGCCGGTTTGCAAATTAAGCTGTTTGGTGTAAATCGCGCCGTGCGCCGTGTCCGGCATGATAGTAAGCGCACCGGAAAAGTCCGTCTGTACCGCACGCGCTTCCTCCACGCTTGCCACAGGTCGAACAATATGCTGTGGAGATTGCACTTGCTGTTGCATTGGTGTCTGCATTGGATGTTGCGGGTACTGCTGTTGATACTGCGGCGTGTAGCCAGTGTAACCATAAGGATATGCCATTAACCCAGCACCTCCGTAACGTGTTCGCTGATGGATTTACTTACCGCCTCTTTGTAGGATATATACTCCTCTAAGCAATCTGTGTTGCCTGCGTTGCGGTAAACTGCTACAATGCGACGAGCGCACTCAGGGTCATACCCCATGCGTTCAAGTCTCTGTTCGTAACTCATGCGATCACTTCCTTATACTTTCAGTATAAGGTCTGCCGGGCGTGAAAACCTGTCACAAATCTGTCAACTTGCTGTCACAGCACGCGCAGCATTTTGCATTTGATGCTGTTCAACCGACGATGCACCGTGCTTTCGCTCATGTGCAGCGTCATGCAAATCTGAGTAATAGAGCGCGCCGATGTTCGCAGGTCAAACACGGCGCGCTCTTCTGGTGTAAAATTGCACTCACGCCGGAAGTATTCCACCTCCGGCCTTGTAAATTCCGTTAATTTCATGCGGTATCCCCTCGTTATGGTGTCACCGCATATCTTTCCCCTTGTATAAAAAAATCGGGTGCGACACACTTTCGCGCTTCGCACCCTATAAAAGCACACCGTCCTACGTCCTCTACGTCTATACTCTATGTAGGTTCATAAGGCTTCGGGGAGCGCAGGAACAATGCGTTTTTTCAATCCTGATAGTATTATACCATCTTTTATGTCCGTCCGCAACTTAGCCGTACAGGTGTGCTCTATCGTTGATAACCAGCAGGCGCAGCAAGTCGGTCGTCAGTGCCAGCTTGCCCTTATCGTCGCCCTGCAAAAAGCCCTTGTTTACGAGCTTCTGTACGGTGTCTTTCGCCCACGCCGGGCATTCGGCAACGCTGTTGTATACTTTCTTTGCGCTTTCCGCTTTGCTGATCTCCTGCTTTACAATGTTTCGTGTCTGCTGTTCAGTCATATCTTCAACCTCTTTCTCTGTCAGCATATCCTTGAATTTCTGCCACAGCCTCGGATTTCTCACCCACGGTTCCGGGCAATCCTTGTGCGTTACATCATAGTGACGACACACGCGCGATACCGGAATATGGTACTTTGCCATCAACTCCCGCGTCAGCTTTGCGGCGTTCTTCATCGTCGCTTCGGGGATGACGTATACACCGTTTCGGATGATACTGCACATTTCAATTCCAATGGAATTAGCGTTCCGGCAGTCGTTATAGTAACTGCCGCCGCGTTCCCTGCCGCAATGCCATGCCGTGTCGCCGTCCTTTACGCTCTGCACGATTCTTGCCGTGTCCACGAAATAATGTGCGCTTGCGTTCAAACCGCCCTCACGCGCGAAATAATCCGCGTTATTCTGCGCCGTATCGCCGTTGCCGGACGTAAAGTGCAGGCAAATCCAGTTGATTGCAAACTCTCTGCCCTTGCGGTAGTTTCGTTCGTTGCACTGTTTGAATGGAATACTCATTTACTTTACTCACCCTTCTTCTTCGGTGCGGTGTAGGTCAGCGCCGTTTTGGAATCCGTAATGCCCGCCGTCGTCGGGTCGATAAACACACTCAGCACCGCAAGGCACATCGTGCAGAGCTGCACCGGATTTTCCAGCACCGAAACAATACCGTCCCACACAGCCGCCCAACTTGTAAACGTCTGCGGGTCAACACCAATCGCCGTAATCGCCACGGACGCAACGCCAACCCAAAACCACGGGTTCTTCATTCGTACAGGGATATTTACCTTCATACTCTTACCTCGCAATATGGTCTATTGCAATTCCTTCTAAGAACTGCTCGTAATCCTTCGTCGTCTTTTCAATGGCCGCAAGTCCTGCTTCTACCTCACCGTTGCAGTGACCGCGCTTTAATGCCATTGCTACGCCAACGGTAAGCTGACAGTTTGCGTTAAGCATTGCAAGCTGCAAGCGTCCCTCTTTGGCTCGTTGTTCCGCTCTCCGGTTTACCCGCTCCGCTTCTTCCTTTGCTCTCTTATCACGCTTGCCGGACTGCGCCGCCATAGCAGCGCAGATGATTCCGGCAACACCCGTGATAATGGTGCAGATAACCTCAGTCGGCATATCTCACCTGCTTTCTGCTATACTTCTGCGTGAGATGCAGCTCCGTAATCCTGTATTTGCGCACCGCCTCGCGGATTTCCGCGAAGTCCTCACGCTGTGTGATACGCTTCGGAAAAACCTCGTCGATGATTGTGTTCGGCACAGCGGTGTTTTCTGCGCCCTTCATGTTACGCATCCTTGGTACCGCCGAACTCAGCAGGCACAAGCTCGGGCAGACCGGAATCAATCAGAATTTCCGCCACCTGCTTTTTCAGTGCCTTGGGCACCGCATCGAACTCCGTCTTACCGAGGATAACCCTCTGTGCAAAAAACATAGCCATCATAATTACCAACCTTTCTAAACGTCTAAAAATGTTCATCATTCTGCGTAAACCTGCATCGCCATCTCAGCAATGCAGTCCTCAATAAAATCACTGCGTTCGGTCGCGGCGTTAAGTTGTGCTTTCAGCAGCTTATTTTCCTGCTCCAGTTCTGCGTTGGTTTTCGGGATAACCGGCTTCGGCAGTTTCGCCTTGTCCGCCTCGATTTCCTTGGCAGTGCGCTCTACCACCTTTCCGTCTACGAGCTTATAACGCGGAATTGCGCCGTCGTAGAGTGGCTTATCGAGATAATGACTCTGCGCGAGCGCGTACTTGTCTCCAAAGCCTTCATCGATTTTCGTCCAACCGGTAAGATCTGCCGGTAGGGAATACTCTCCCTCAAGCCGCAAAACACGGTTTTCACTATCCAGAAGGGCGTATACACGGGATTTTTGGTTCATGGTGTGTCACCTCCTTATAGGTCGGCGGATGCCGTCAATTCAAAATTTCTCCAACCATCAATTTGAATTTTAAGTCTGCATCCGGTAGAATACATATAATCAACCTCAATGTCCGAGTTGGATACTGTAACAGCAGGTTCCGTGCGCATGGTTGTAGGAAAATAAATTGGATAAACAATGCTGCCGCCAATATTTTCGATGCCGCTGCCTACACCGATGGTGCTTTTTTCTAGTTTTAAAAAATACCTCTGGCACCTTCTCAGCTGCTCCCCAAAATCCGGGATTTCATTCAGCACCCAAACGCCGTTTTCCTTGTGCGCAAGGGTCTGCGTATCGCCCAGTTCGAGCTTGGCGGCTTTGATCTTAACGTTATCGACAAGTGAGTTTATTTCACACTGAGTTTGCGAGTTCGAAAGTTTCTGAATATAGAAGCCAAGTTCAGACGAAAAGAAAGTTTGTGCTTGATTTACAGAACCGTTGTACACGAATGAGCCTGTTCGCAAAGTGCCATCTGACAGCAAAACCGAACCGGTAAGGGTCATGCCGATAAACTGGTCGAAATCAGCGAAATACTCCCCCCAGTATGTGCCGGATTTTTTGAGGCAGATACAGCCATCTTCGAGAGTTACAGCTCCACCAACGTCGAGCTTCCACCTATCCACCGTATAACCAGCCGCCGTATACTCCGTCTGCCCTCTCTGGTTCACGGGTCTCCCGAAGTACCAGTTGTCGAGCAAATTGGGGTTGATACCGCCGCCGGACGTTGTGGGGATTTTCGTCAACGCCTCAGAAATCAATGTCGAATCCTCGGCGCTGACCGGAATGGTATCGCCTCGAATTTCGAGCTTGTCCCTCAGTTCAGCAAGCGTAGATGCACCGGAGATAATCTGCGCCGCTCTCAGCGTAGCGTCGATTTCTTCGCCGCTAAACTGCGATATGTAAGCATCAGGCATTATACAACCACCTTTCGTGTGAATTTCTCATCGAAGCCCTTGCCATCGCGGGTGATAAGCCGTCCGGTAGAGCTTGCGCGGTATACGCGGTAGTAGATGAGGACACAGCCAGGCGCACCGTCGCCGCCATTGGAGCCAATACCACCCGCACCGGGTTCACCGGGGTAGGCACGATAGTCATATCTTCCGTCGGTGGTCAGCTTCATGCCGGTATATGCGCTAACTCCGCCGCCACCGCCGCCGCCGTGCCCACCATTTCCGCCAGAACCATAATTAGTTTGACGTTTCGGTGCTGCGGCATTCGCCCCTGCGCCACTATCACCGCCGTGAAGTTCGTGTATGCTTTCTGGTGTTGACGGGGGAGCACCGTCATATCCGTTACTTCCTACCGCTGCACCTCCACCTAATCCACCATAGGCGAACCAACTTAATTTTTCCGATGGTTTCTCGTAGTCGATGTGTGTGTCATCACTCTTGCCCGGTTTCCAGACAATGCCATCAAGATCTGTAAGCGTGAACTCGTCATAACTTTCTGGTGGTGGCGCGTCCTTTCCATTGCCGCCAGTGCCTTTGCCGCCCTCAACGCCATTCACTCCGTCTATGCAATATTGTTTGTTGCTTATTGGGTCTATATAACCTTCCTTGGTCGGTTGTGAACCTTCTGCGGACGAATGAACGCCGAACGTAGTTTTTCCTCCGTTTTCGCCCAATACATCGTCTTGCGTTGCGCCTGCTCCCCCCGCGCCGATGGTATACAAGATTTTTTCTCCCGGTTCTAAATCGAGATTGGTCTGGAATACTTTCCCACGCTCCCCCCTCATTCCGGCTTCACCGCCATTTCCGCCAGAACCATAAAGATAATAGGTTCTATCGATTAGTCTACCGTCATCCTTACCACTTTCTCCGTTTTTGCCCTTCGTGCCGCCTTGCCCGCCACCAATCAGCACCACGCGAACGCTTGTCACTCCTTCCGGCACAGTCCACGTTCCATCTTCGGTCAGAACTTCAACCGTATCGTAATATTCCTGTTCTCCAATATCCTGTGGCTTATAGCCAATCAGCACACTTTCCTCTGCCGCAAGTTTGCCGGACACCGTAATATCCGCGCTTTCAATGCAGCCGGAGACTGTGCCGCCGTAAGGATGCGCAATCTTTACTACATCACCGGGGATTTCGCGTTTGGTTGCAATTTTGTAATTGATACGTTCGTTGTGGCTGTAATACTCAGCAAGGCGTTCTGCGACTGCTGTTGCGTTTACGAGAGACACGAGCGTTGCGCTCTCTACCTTGACCGTATTGTCGGACTGCGTAACAAGTTCGCGTGTTTTCGGCTTAATCTGCTGCATTACCTGCCGGGTTACGTGCGTATACTTTTTACCCGTCAGCACGCCAGAGCCTGCCGAAACCGTTGCCCAGTTTGCACCGCTTGCAAGAATGGAAAAGCCGGATGCCGCGAGGTCGTAGCACGGTTCGTCGAAGGTGATTTTGTCGCCTGCCGACGTTGTACCCTTAAAAAGCTCCGTCGTTTCCGTTGCGCTCTGCGAATAGGCGTGTTCGGTTACGATTACCTCGGTAACAGGCGTTGCGTAATCAACCGTACCGCTTGCGTAGATTTCGCCTGCGTCGATTGCGCTTGCCTCGCCGCTCCACAGACCTTCAATGCGAATTGCACCGTCAAAGTCAACCTTCAACGTAGCACCAATCGCAAAAAGCACCTGCGTGAGATTTTCACGCCGCGTCGCGATAGGAAGCCAGCCGTAAAGCTCAATATTTGCAATATTTGTTTTGACGTAAACCGTCAGCGGAGAGCAAATATCTTCACAAACTTCCTTTACTGTCTCACCTGTGTAAATGCCGCCGTCGTGGTATGTCTCATCAAGCAAACCTACGGTCGAAGTGCAGGCGAAATGATATGTGTTGATAGCCGTTCGGCTGACCTTCTGCACATAGTAGATTCCCATTTGTTCATCATTATGGAAATACGTCAATGGTGTGTTGCGAATAAATTCGGTTAATGTGGTGTCTTCACTGTATACATCGAAACTAAAAGTATCAATTTCCTGTGATGCAGCAATCGGGGAACGTGCTTGATACACATTCCCCGACTTTACATCTGTTGCCGTGAACACCTTATCCAGATAAAGAATTTTATTTGTTCCCATGTGTCACGTCCTTTGCGGTGCCATTGCGATAAACTGAACGGAAAGCCCCGTCCAGTATGCTTCTCCGGGTTTCTTGCGAATGAGGTTATCTTGTCCAGCAGTAACATATGCGTTAAACGTAAGCGTGCTCTGTGCATACGGAACAACAATTCTGTGACTGTCCTGCGGTGCACTCAGAACCTCGTACAGCGCATCGTAGTCGCCGTACTTGCCAACTGTGGGAAGAATCGTAATCTCGTAGTTGTAAAACGTACCGATAATGTCGCGAATCATTGCGCCGCTGAGCGTTCGCTCTGCGTTCTTGCCGTCAAGCACCTGAAATTTACGGGTAAGGCTTGTAACAAGGACGTTGTACTTCTTTCCGTCTACGGTAAGTTCCATTTATGCACCTCCTGTTACAAGGCTCACGCCGCGCCGCCGCGTTTCGCCGCTATTGTACGGGCCGGTAATGCGTGCAAACTTCGCGCCGTCGATGTACAGCTCGATAGGCTGACTGCTGTTGCCGGTGCCGCCGCGTGCATCCAGTGCCGCGTTAAACGCATCAATCATGGTGGACAGTGGGGTTTCCACGTTCACGCCGCTTTTCTGATCGCCCAGCAGAGCGAGAAATTCACTGTTCGGACTGATAACCGCGCCATTTGCAAGGGCAGGAATGTCAAGCGAATACGCGGCAGTTGGAGAATCCAGCGAAAATGCGCTTAATCCGCCACCCAATGCGCCAACAAGCGACGAAATACCACTTCCTATGCCACTTCCAATTTTGCTAATCAGATTAAGGACAAAGGAAATAGCGTCGCCCAGTTTCGTAATGGTATCCGTCAAACCCTCAATAATAGAGATCACAGAAAAACCGATAAACTGAACGATAGGTTTGATAATGCTCCAAATCGTTTGCAGAATCGGAGCCAGCGCAGATACTACCTTATATACTGCCTGTAACGCCGCTGCAAGAAGATTGAGGATTGCCGGAGCAGCTTCTTCGATAGTCCAGCTCGCAAGCGGAAGTAAAACGTTCTCCCATGCCCACGCAAGGCCGTTCACAATCAGGTCTACAACCGGTTCGAGCGCTGCCATGAAATTGTTAAATGCCGTGACAAGAGGTTCAAAATTCAAACCGCTCGCCCAATCTGCCGTTGCCTGCGACATTTTATCAATTCCGGCTAATACATCGTCAACGATTTTGAGGATGCTCTCCCAAATGGCTACGCCATTCCCGTTGTATTCCCACGCAGATTGCAGGTTTTCAGCCAGAGATTTTATCGCATTTTCAATATTCGTGATGATGGAAAGAATATTCGAGAAGATACTTTCGCCTAATCCCGCGTCAGTCCAAGCCGAAATAAACGCTTGACCGATAGAATTAACGAGATTCACAACCGCCGTAATCATTTGTATCAAGGTGTTTATCATCGTTTGTCCGGCATTACCATCATTCCACGCAGCTAAAAACGCTTGGCCGATTGCGCTAATTGCCTGAACCACCGTGGTAATGAGGGTCATAATGCTTTGCAGCATGATTTGTCCCGCGTTACCATCGTTCCATGCCGCAATGAACGCCTGACCAATAGATGTGATAATCTGAATGATCGTGTTCAGCAAGTTCATAATTGCTTGCAACATCTGTTCGCCCGTGTTGTTCGTGTTCCACGCATTGGTAAATGCCGTTGCAATGGCGGTAATCAGATCGAAGATGGTTTGCAGCATCAGTTGAATGTTGTTAAGCGTTTCAAGTCCGGTTCCGCTCGTCCAGATTGCCATAAACGACTGACCGATAGCGGAAACCATGTCTTTCAGCGCAGAAAGAGCGTTTTTTGCGCTTTCAATGGTCTGCTGTCCGTACTGCGCCCACGAATCCTGAAATACTTTCCAGAAGTCAGTGAGCCATTGCGGTGTCTGATTTTTTGCTGTGGAATAATCCGTATCAAACTTAGGTGCGCTCGGGTCGGTCGTATTATTGCTGTTATTGGTTAATTTCTGGACTGTATCGAACGATGCAAGAGCCTTTTCAGCTTTTTTCGCAGACGATGCCGTGGAGTCAAGTGCATCCGTTTGCTTGTTCAGTTCCTTTGCGTTTTCCTGTGCCTGCTGTGCGGTCGTACCGAACACAGACGCGATAAACTGCGCCATCTGCGCCGTTACCTGTGCAAGAGCCTGCATCAGCTTATTCAGCCATGGGATGATAGATTCATAGATAGGTTGAAACGCCGTCAGCAGGTTGCTTTTCACCTGTCCGAACGACTTTGCAAACGTTTGGTTCGCAAGCAGAGCCTTGCCCAAACGGTCAGCCATTGCCGTAAGCGCTTTGGAAATCAAGTTGAAGAACAACGCGCCCGCAACGATAGAACGCAGACGTACACCGAACGACTGCACGCCGCCCGTTGCTTTCTTCATGGACTTTTGGCTAGAACGTCCGAAATTGGAGAATTTGGCTTTGAGCTTGTCAATCGCTGCGCCCAATTTGCCGCCGAGCGAATTTTGCAGACTTCCGACAGACGTTTTCAAGCCAGCGCCCAAACCCGCAATAACTCGTTTCAGCTTAGCCATTTTGGAATTTGTCTGACTTACGAAGTCATTCATTTCCGACTTGGACTGTTTCAGCCCGGCCTTCATGTTCTCTAACTGCGTGGTCTCATTGGAAAGGTTTTGCCGTACATTCTGACCGGCGCTGCTCATCGTGGACGATTGCTTGATCTCGGCAAGCTGTTGTTTCAGTTGTGCCGCTTTATCATCTGCGTTTCGCAGAGCTTCGCCCAATTTATCCGATTCAGCAACAAGCGAATTCAGCTTTTGCGCCGATTCCGAGAATTCCTCCTGTGGGATTGCGCCCGTTGCCGCCTGTTTCAGTTTGGTGTTGTAATCGCTCTGAGCCTTTTCAATCTCAGCGTTTACTTCATCCAACCGAGCAGCCAGACGTGCGGCTTCTTTCTCCGTTGCTGCAAGGTCGGCTTGCATTTTAATGCCCTTCGTGCCGCCAGCGGCTACCTTGTTCCACTGTTCAGCAAGTTTTTGTACCTTTGCGGCTTGTTTATCTACGGCGGCTGATTGCTTCTCAATGTCTTTCGTCATTTGTGCAATCTGCTTTTTCGCTTGTTCGTCGCTTACAGTAGCTTCGATTCTGATAGAGCCATCCGCCATTTATTCACCGCCTTTCTAATTGATCTGCGCCCAAAAAGCGTCAATAGCTTCCTTTTCCTCTTCGGAAAGTGCGGGTACAGGGGTTAAATTACGTTTGAGACGTTCGTATTCCTGTTTCTGTTTTCCCTTCATTTTGCTTGTGTCCGTGCCTCTGATTTGCAGGGCATGAGACATTGCCGAATCTTCGTTAAGGCTTTCCATCATTGCCATAAACTCAAACCAGTGCAGATTGACCTTGTGCAGCTCAATGCCGAACGTCTGCCGGAACGATGCGTACAACCGTGCAGAATCGAAATCGAACCACATCATGCGTTTACCGCCGGGTTCAATTTCTCTATCGTCGCCGCAGCGAACAAACCACTGTAAACCTTCCAGTGCAATGTCAATGGGTGGCATCCCTGCTCCGTAAAGCAAGGATAATGCCACCCATACACGGTCATTATCGCTTAAATTCGGGTCGTCCAGTGCAAGGGAAATCTGAATGCCGATTCTGTAATCCGTGCGAATCAGATACCCCTTGTAAGAGCTTGGCAGGCGGTCGAGCAGCATGTTAAACACTGCCGACACGCTCCGCGCTGTACTTGCTCATGTTTGCTGCACGCTTCTCAACGTGGCTGTCAATGATGGGGGTAAGCTGTGCGAAGAAATCAAGGAACTGGTCGGAGGACGGAAGAACCGCGCCAAACACCTTCGCGCAAGTATTTTCGCCAATCAGCGCGTCGATTTTGTCCCTAACGTCTTTGTCAAACGCTACGATATCGTCCAGAGTGTCCAGAACGTCGCCTTTCTTCTCAGAAATAGCCGTTGCCTTGTCTTTGATTTCATTCAGCAGGTCGAAAAAGCCTTTGACAAAGCTATCATCAGACAGCGGAAGGGAGATCGTCTCTCCCTTGTCGTTGACTTCAATAACCTTTACGCCGCTGTTTACGCGGATACTATCCATTCCTCGTTACCTCCTTATACGGATACGTTCGCAGTGAATACCGGTGCGCCGCCGGTGATCTTAACAGTGCCCGGAATCGGGTCGCCTACATAGTTCAGCGTATATTCCAGCGTCGGGGATTCGCCGCCTGCGCCGCCGTAGGTATCAACCTGTACAGATACTTCCTGTACTTCTGCAACGTAGGTTGCAGTGTCGCTGTCACTGGTAGCATTCCACATGTCCACGTTCAGCAGCCATGCGTGAGAATCTGCCAGAGTAGCACGAGCGCGACGCTTCTTGTCGATAAACTCAAACACATCGTCGCCCTTGGTGCACTGCTGAGAAACGCTCATGGTCGGCTGATAGCCGGTAATCTCAGTAGTTGCAGAATCAGAAATAATGTCCTGCTCGGTCTCGGTCTGTGCACCATAGTCCGTAGATGCTTCGGTTACGTTCTTGCCGATTCGTGCCCACTTTGCATCCGAATACTCGCCCATCTTATCGCTGGTATCCAGAAAATGAGCAATAAGAGGACGTTTGATCTTTTCAGTAGTTGCCATTTTTACACCTCAACTTCATAGTTAATGGTTAAGAGGATTTGGTAATCCTCGGTTAAATCTTCGTATCGAGCGATAAGCCCCGCAGGGGTCGTTCGCTCAACAGATGTGACGGTCATTCCCTCGCCGAGATCAGGCGGGTTTTCTTCCGCCCACGCCCCCAGCTCATTCAGCAAGGATTCAACGTCGAGACGTTCCTCGCTGTCGGTTGGCAGGGCGCGATACATCACGCCGAACGGGTACTGTGCAGCATATCCGCCGTCAATGTACTGTGCGGTTTTATACGCGCTCTGTACACTGGTAAGCATCATGCCTGACCGTTCCGGCGGGAGATATTCAAACTCGATTTCGGGAGCATAGCCTTTCAGCCACAAAAGAACAGCCCGTGAAACACCGTCTTGTTCACGAGCTGTTACCGTGTTCAATTTCTCACTCATCGGTCAAAATCTTGCGCACTCCTTCCATCCAGCGCGTTTCATTCAACGCCTTGCTTACCTCGAACCAGTGAGAACGCGCATTCTTGTGCATCCCCTTGCTGTATTTGAGGTTTCGATCTGTCAACGCCTTGCGTGTGCCTTTGGGTGCAAACGTGCTGCCGGTTGCCGGGTCAATCATCACCTTGCCATAATACTGGAATCGTGCATAGGGAGAGGCGTACACGATGGTATTCCCCTGCCGGTGCACATTCATTGCCAGCGCTCCGGTTCGCGCGGGAACAAACTGATCGGTGTCCTTGATGATTTCCTCACAAAGCCACTTGTTAGCCTTTGCAACGCGATCTTCCAGTACGTTTTTTGGCACTTTCAGATTCAGAGAATAGCGAATCATCGTCCGCCCACCTCCAAATGCTGCAACAGGCCGTAGTCATAGCGCGAAACGCTTGTCACCCGGTATGTCTCGTGCTTCTCACGGCATTTCTGGTAACTGCCTTCGTCCGGAACATCACCACGGGCAAAATAGTCCTTTTCAGACGATAGCGTAAGTTCGCACGGTAGAGGGATATGCAGCGTGACGGAATCCGCGCTGTTGAGTGCGGTTTTCGTTGCCGCTGTGCCTCTGGTGCTTTCAATCAACACGCCTGTAAGCACTGTTCGGCCGGACGGCTGAAAAATCGTCACAGTGTGCGGTAATTTCATGCTGTCACCTTTGCCCTTTCAAACTGTGTCGGCAATTCTGCCGCTTCGGAAAACGCCTTGTATTCGCGCCGTAACGCTTGCAGACGTATCTTTGCATTGTCGGCTTGCTCGGTATCCCCGGCAGCTTCAAACGCCATCCTACGCCGTGTCTGCTTCCTCATAGCTGTTTCCAACTTGCGCTGCATCTGCGTCGCTTCGTAGGCGGTGTAAGTCTTGCCCTGATACTCAAACGGCGGCGGGTCGATGTTCTTTAGTTCATCGTCCGTATAGACGCGCTCGGAAACGCCATCCAAAAACGGATGCCGGTGGTGGTGGCAGTTAGCGCCCTCCAGACCGTCAACCTGTCCCAATCCGCAAACCTTGTAGATATTCGGGTACTTGCTGCCGTCTTTCGTGGCGTATACCTTGCCTTGCCAGCGCTTATGGTTTGACCAGACGTGCGGTTTGTCCTTATCGCGTGCTCCACGATGGGCGGTCACTTCGTATAGGTCGGTTTCCAACACCTCAGCCGCTTCTTCGGCATACTTGGATGTAACCTGATTCAAACCGGTTACAATAGCACGCCGCGCCGCAACGTCAGCATGGTTCATCCAGCCGGACGCATAATCAACCGTGCGGATACCGCTGTCAGCCAGTTCCCGCACTGCATCTTCAAGCGCCTGCTGCACCGTAAAGCCTCCGGAGTACACTTTCATTTCTGCCTTATCAAGCACAGCCTGATAGGCTTTTGCGATAGGGCGAAACACGATTTCGCCGTTCGTCTGCACAGCAAAACCCAAAGAACGGGTAATGTTGCGGTACTCATCGAGCATTTGCTTGCGAATCAGTTCAATTTCTCGCGCCGTCACGATTTCAAGTGGCATTGTAATACCTGCCTTGTCGGACAGCTCGCCGTAATACTCACGGTTCAGCTTTACCGCACGGTCAAGCGCGCCCTGCACTTCCTCTGTGCTGGTCTTGGTATGATTTGCGATACGCCGTTCGATGGTATCCATATCCAGACCATATGCTTTCAGCGTGCGTATGTCGTTTATCGTTACCTCATTCAGTTCGCCGGTCAGCTTGAAGCGAGAGCAAATCTCACGCAACAGGTCATCTTCCATTGCGAGGATTGCTTTCACAAGCGGTTTAGGCGCGTTTTCAAGGTATTCCGGAGTAATAGGATACTTCATCAGCCGATACCGCCATAGAGTAAGCCAGTACCGCACAAATACTGTGCGATAAGTCGTTTTTGCCGATCTTCAATGCTCTGCACCTGTGCAGCAATAGCAGAGTTAGCGCCGTAACTGCGAGACCACGAGCCGACACTCTCAGAGGATACCGCGCCGCCGTCCGTAGAAAAGACGGCGGATTCTGCGGTTTCCTGATTGTGCATGACTTCTGCCAGCGCACAGTTAAGGCGTTTTACCCGGTGCATTACAGTGTCGCTCAGAACGCCGTCAGAGCGTCCGAGCGTTGCGCAAGAGATAATATCCGCCGCTCTCCCTGCTACGCGGTCGTAATCCTTCTCATCAATCAGATTACCCTTGTAACAGGTGCGGTAAAAGTCATAGTTTGCGTACACGGCGGATTGCTCCTTTCTTTACGACGGCAGGGTTACAGTTGCAATGTACAGGCCGTTCGGGTCGGGCAGAACCGGGATAAACATACCGGATGCCTTAGTCCAGATTGCAACCGGGTCGGGGGTCTGCCACTGGGTCATGGTGATGTACTGGTTCTGCGATGCAGCAGTAAATGCGCCCTGTGCTTCCTCCTCCGGAGTTACACCCCACAGGCCAGCGCCGAACGAACCGTTTGCCATGGTTGCGAGGAACGCAATCTTGTTCTTCGGGAAGTAGCGCTGAGTGGTCAGCGTGCCGTCTGCCTTTTCGTAGTTGTAAACCTGATCGTTTACAGTGATGCGCTCGATGCCGAACAGACGGGAGAACAGGCTCGTAATTTCGTCCTGAGTTGCCAGACGACCAGCGAAAGCAGAGCCGAAAAGCGCGTTCTGGATAACAGCGCTCTTAGCGAGCAGGCTGAGAACAGCAGAGCTGGTGACGATCTCACGCAGTACGCGGCCGGTTGCAATAGCAGCGTCGCGCACGCCCTGAATATCGTCGAGGATGGTCTTTGCCTTTGCCTCGGTAGACCAATCGAAAGCCTTGTTCGTGTGGTCGGTCGGAACACCGAAGTCGATAGTGGTATTGACGTGGTTCTCGTTGATGGTCATCTTGCCGGTTGCAAGCAGCTCCTGCTTTGCAACCTCGGTACGGGTCTTTACACCCTCGGCCAGACGCGCCATATCGTCAAAGATATAGTCGAGAATCTCGTTGTTGGTGCTTACGCCGTGGTTGCGGAGCAGGCGGACACGCTCGGAAAGGTTGATCTTGCGCTTGATGAGCAGCTTCTCAACGGTTACGATGCTTGCGGTCGGGCGGGAGCCGATCTGTGCCTCTGCGTCGAGCGCATGCACGGTTGCCATGGTCGGCAGGTATGCGCTGTCAGACATTGCGAGGTACTTTGCGGTGATATTCTGAGTCTTCTGGTCGGGGAACAGACGGTCGCCGGACAGCTCCGGGCGTGCAATGTTGAAATTCTGGCCGAAGTCCAGCAGTTCAGCTTCTTTCAGCAGTTCTACAAATTCCATAGGTTATTACTCCTTTACGCTCTGGTGGTTTCCGGCGCGTTAACAAAAACAACGCCGCTCTTTTCGAGGGTGGACTTTGCGCCAGTCTTGGAGCTATCGTCCGCGCTCGGCTGTGCGGGCAGGCGGTTTGCATATACGCGGCCAGCAACAATAACCGCAGCTACACGGTCGCCGTTGGTTACGTCCACATCCTCAAACACAATGCCCTCTGCGGTGTTGTCGTTCAGCGGGAAGATAGTGCCCTGCTTAACAACCTTTCGATTGCCATCAGCGGTGCCGAGGGTTGCGGGGATGAGGCGGGTCTTGGTGATCAGGCCAACTTCGCTTGCGAGGATAGACGGCTTGCGTGCACCGTCAACTTTGTTTACATAAGTGCCCATAGGTTATTTACTCCTTTCCCTTGGGTGCGAACTGTGCGGAATACCGCTGTGCAGCCAGACCGGCAGCACTTACCGTATGCGGTGCGGGATTCTGAATCGGATTTGCAAACGTCGGAGCGGGTTTTTCGCTCTGAAATGCCGCCGGGTCGGATTCCTGCTGCTTCTTGCAGTAATCGTCAAAGCCGGTCAGCGTGCCGTCCTTCATTTCCAGTTTGTTTGCGGTCAGGTCAGCGATAAATGCCTTTTCTGCCGCCTTGGAGGTAAACTTAATACCCTTTGCGGTGATACCGGCGCGTACTGCGTCCGCATAATCGCGGGCATCGAGCTTGCTCTGGAATTCTGCGGTGTCGGTGTCGTACTTCTTCTGCAGGGTGTCGAGCTTGGTCTTCAAGTCGTCCGCGTCGCCCGCATTCTTCTTCAAGTCCTCAATGTCCTTGTCGCGCTGGGTGAGCTGGTCGCGCAGGTCGGTAACGTCTTTCTTGGCTTCTGCCGCCTGTGACTTGTATTTCTCAACATCCTTGCCGTTCAGTGCAAAAACCTTATCTGCCTGTTCGTCAGTCAGACCGATTTCTAACAGTTCTTCTTTCTTCATGTGTGTACTCCTTTCAGATTAGGCGTTTTAGGTGGTCGCCGTCACCGATCTGCCTGCACTTTTAGGCTTGCAGGATAGCCAATTTCCGTAGTTTAATGCCGTTGCGGGCATGAAAAAAGCGCCTTGCGGCGCTGGATTCACTTTATCAAAGTGGGATATGCGATTATCAAAGTCGATTTGCTAACAGTTTGATTATTCTTCATCATCTGTTAGCTTTTCCGCGTTCGGCATCATTGCTCTTGCTTCTTCCTCGGTTACGCCGTACTTCTTTGCAATGTACAGCTCGCCTCGAATGAGACCGGCAGAAACGTCATTGCGCATATCCGCAAGTTCTTTCTGCTTGCTCTCGGTGTCCTGCACAACGCCGTCGCCCCAATCACACTGCAAGTCCCAATCACCAGCAGGCGCAAGACCGTAAAGCGTGGCGTAAACGTCCATGCCATACAACAGGCCGTTCAGAGCGTGTTCAAGTGCCGCCTGCGTATCCCTCACGGTGACGTACATTGTCTGCTTACTGGATACGATCTCGGTTGCGGTTGCGTTTACCGTCTGAGGGTCGGACAGCGTTCCGAAAGACAAGCCGCAGTTCAGCTCGATCATCTTCAATGTGTCTTGGAAGCCCTTGTATAGTGCATCATTGCGGAATTCCGGCGAAAACTCCTGATAGAAGTCTGCGTTTTCAAACGGCATCCGGCGGAACAGACGGTCACGGAGCAGCGGGTTCGTGTGCAATAGTCCGTGCTCATCTGCAACGCGCTGTGGAATCGCAGAATCACTCATCAGGATACGGCGTTCGCCGCTTTCATATTCCCACATGAGCCGTTCCCACTGTTGGTCAGCCTGCCGGATGAGGTCAACTGCTGCGCCGCTGTAAAGTGACACACCAAGCGGACTTTCTGGTTCGATGTTGTTTGCAATCGGCACTTTGAAAAAACCGAAAAGCGGACGTTCTACATTCTGAATCGTCGTTTCCGGTGCAATCTGTGCCCAGTCCTCTACAGTATTCAGCGGTACTTCCGAGCCGATACTACCGTTCTTGTCGGAGTTGTACGCCTTGTTCTTGATGGTGTACACGCCGCTTTTCAGTTCGTGGTACTCCAATTTGGTATAATATCGGTTCTTTTCTCGCTTGGTATCCGCGAACACTGCCGCTGTGATTTCGCCGTTGCTGTCAACACTGACCGGGTACGCGCTGCCGACTGTGTTAAAGTCCACAAGCACACGGTTCTCTGAGACAAACGGCTTGTAGAAGAAACCGCCGACCGAGAGGCCCTTTTCAACGTCAATTCGCATGTGTGGAATCATACCGCGCAGGCTTTCGTTTAGGAACTCTGCTCGTGCGCCGCCATCAACAGTGATGGTGCTTTCAATGGTGGTTGGGCGTGCTACTGCTCGGCAGATAGCCGACGGCAGGCCGCAAGACGCAACATTCCGGTTGCCGTGCTGACCGAGCCACTCGGCATCGTCCATATACATCCGTCGCCACAGGTCAATGTTTGACTGCATCGTGGAATCATAGACCGCCGTTGCCCCTGTCAGTTCTTCAATTTTGTTTGCCGGAATCATTGCTTGCCTCACCGCCTTTATTAACTGCTTCAACCGTTCAAACATTCACAAGCCCCCTTGCTCTAACCTCTCGGCGCACTATCGTCTGGAAGTAATAGCGTGATGCGTCCATATCATGGTCGAACTCCTTGATAACCGCATCTTCGGGGGATTTATCGTCCCACATATACATGCCGAATTCGTCGATTGCTCCGGTACAGTTTGCATTGTACTGTGCATAACCAGCGGCAAGCAGCGTTCCCATCAGGCGGATACCGTCAAGCACGCTGTTGTCTGCGTCACGCACACGGAATTTACCGTGTCTGCGGATTGTTTCCTTGAACGATGCAGCCGAGGGGTCAATAATGATCGCCTCGATATACTGACCACCAACGAACGTTTCAAGATCGGCGTAGTATTCCTCATCTGTTTTCTGTTTCTTCTCCTTGCGGCTGTCGTGCCGATACGCACGCACGCAAGTTGATTTGCAGGTCATTTCATCAAACCGCCAAAGCTGGAACACGGTCGGGTTAATCGTGCCGTAGTCGCAGGACACAAACCAGCGATTGCCGGAACCTTCACCATCCGTAACGTGCAGTTCGGTCGAGAACATAGGATAAACCAGACCTTCTGCAACACGTCGCATACCGAGGATATCACGCTGATACCAGATGCTCTTGCGGTCGTATGTCGCAAGGATTTCTTTCAAGCGTTCATCCGATACAGAAAGGTTGTCTGCAATGGTGAAATGTCCGTAGTTGAAACCGTAGTTTGGGTTCTCCTGCTGCTTCTCCATATGGAAGTTGAGCACGTCCGTGTAGTACGGGTGGTTCTCGCCCTTCGGGTTAAGATCGTGATAAATGCCACGGTCGCCACTCGTCATGGTACGGTCAAAGACTTCCTGCACAAACTTAGGGTGGCACTCGTTTGCCTCAGTGATATACGCAAGGCCGTAAGTGTTGCCCTTAATATTCTTCTCGTCGCCGTCTTTACGACCGCCGGATACAAGCACGATCTTCTCAGCGCCGTTCCGCGTCTTGACGTAGATGCAGTCTCGGTTCTGGTACTTACCTACCCGGCAATTCTGCTTGCCGAAATAGTTAATCATGCCGTAACCGTCGCAGTCGATGATATTAAGCATTGCCGACGCAGTAGAAACGCCTGCAATGAGGTGGAATCTGTTCGGGTGCTTTTCCAATCGAGCGCAGAACGCCGTTGTTTGCAATACGTTCTTACCGCCACGCTTGCCGCCTTCGGCCACGTTGAACCAACTATGAAGGGATTTATAGAAATAATCCACTTGTTTTTTCGTGAACGGTGCGGGGATATTATCCATCTTCAAAATCCTTTATGTCTCTGTCCGGTGCGGGCTTCATCAGCATATCAACGAGCGGCTGCACGCCGTTGTCGTTGTCGCTTTCCATCGGCGCAGGGGTATCGCTCTGCCCGAGGTACTGCCTACCTAACCAGATCAGCATTTGTATATTTCCACCTTTAGCCGCCTGTACCTGCCAATGTCTCAAACGCAAGCGCATCTGTGACACGCCGCGCACATAAGCCGCCCTTACATCCTTGCGATTCAGAAAGTTTCCTCTCGCAAAGTCCAGAGCGTCCGCAATGTCCGCTTGGGTGTTGCCCTCTGCGGCAAGTTCTTCGACGGCTTCAAGATCAATTACTTTCTTCGGTCTGCCTCTCGGCATTTCCTAACCTCCTTTCACTCAATAGAAAAGCACCGAGACTTTCTCGGTGCTTTGTCTGTTGAGTTGCGTTTTCTTAGGTCGAGGACGAGCGAGCGCCACGAGCGCCAACCGCACGACGGCCAACCGCTACACTGCGGCGACGAGTGCCGCCGGAACGACCACGGTTTGCCAGTCTACCGCTGCCATAACCACTACCCATGCTCTACACCTCCTTTCAGAGTATACAAAAAGGACTATCTTTCGCAGATAATCCTTTCCGTTATATTTATTCACCAATGATTTTGCTCAAATATTCTTTTGAGCCTTTGCCGATTCGCGCAAACTTCATATCTTCGGTTTTAATCGGACGCTTGACCGCCCGCGCGAATTCCTTGCCTTCGATATACTTTAGATCGGTATCGAATTCGAGGGATGCGAGAAATTCCTCTTTCTGCGCTCTGCTGGTAAAGCAGATACAACACCAATATTCAGTGTCGCACATATCGCGGAATCGCTTGTTCTCAGCGCCCATGCGCTCACGGAAACTCTTTTCTACGTCTCCCAGTTCATCGAGGCACTCGCTTTCGAGCTGCTCTAATTCAATGTGATCGTCTTTTGTTTCCTTAACTTCGTCGTCGTTCCAATATCCCATTACAGTTCGCCCCTCCTGAATAACTCCAACTCTGCCAGCGGGAACCATGTGATAATCTTCTCGTAGTCCCGCGGGAAATTCTCCTTGATCGGCTTCAAGAACCGATAATCAATACCATCGAACGTTCTACCGAACAGCTTGTAGTCTACCGGCAGCCGAACACCGCTTGCATCAAATTCGCGCAGCAGGTCGGCTTTTACCCAATCGAACACCGGATAGAACCGCTTTGCATTGTGGTTGATCGCTCCATGTGTTTTCATGGCAATGCGCCGCATAGGACTGTCTGCCATTCTAACGCCGGTCGCAGTGTAGACGCATTCCGGCAGGCGCTTGCATTCGCGGATGATCTCGCCAATTTCGGCATCATCATATTCTTCGCCCGGCAAGTCCAGCGCCTCGATCTTGGTTACATGCTCCGGCGATTGGAAGACCAGATTTCGCAGCAGCCGGTACAGTGATCTGTGCGGCAGTCTGTAAATGTGAGTGCCGAAAAAATCCTCATAGTATGCGAGGCTGTTTTCGACGAATTCCAGACCCGGCACAGTGTAACAATAATACGGGATTACATGCTTGAAATACTTTCTAAGCTGCAACCACGCTGCAATGCTGTCCTTACCTGTGGAAAATGCTAAGATCGCGGTATCGCATTCCTCTGCCATAGTACGGCACAGGCTCTCTCCGCTGCTTGCATCTACTCTATCATACACTACGCTTTGTCCTCCTCTTTGTCTCGCTCCATCTGGCAATCAATCGCGCGGGCGATAAAGCCATTCACGCTTTCGCTTCGGCCTTCCACATGAGATTTGATCTCTTCTTTCTTGCCTTTCGGCAGGGTTAAATTAACCCGGTCATAAGCCTTGTTGATGTACTTATTGGTTGCTTTCTGCTGCGCCTTGCTGGATGGCATATAACAGCACCTCCTAACGATAGCTATTATACGCCTAAGATATATTTGTGTAAATATACATAACCTACAAATATACTTGCGTAAATATAGTTATTTTGCCCATTGCTATACTTGCGCAAATATATTATACTATAGTCACAGTAAAGGAAACGAACACCGAAAGGAAGTAATCAATATGACCGCAACCGAGAAAATCGCAATCGCAAAAATTGCAGGCTTGACCGATGATCAGCTTTTCGCCACATGGGAAAGCACCGAGAAGTACGATAGAGAAAACCACATGGCGCAGGTAATGCTTCGCGGCTGGTGCATGGATGAGATCGAGAAGCGCTACCCGGAAGGCTTTGATGAATGGCTCGATTCTGACGCACTGGACAGCGAGCTGCGCCACTACTGCATTAAGTAAGGAGGTAAATACAATGAAAATCATCAACAAGACTTTCACCATCGGCGAAACTTACCGCAGCGATGTAAACGGCGATATCTTCGAGGTGATCGCCATCCGTACGAGCAGCAAGCCCTATAGCGGCATGATTACTTTTAAGCATCGCAAGACCGGCAAAACTTACGAGTGCGGTCTTCCCTATGCGCGCCGCCTGCTGCTCACCAAGTGCTAACGGTTCTCGCGGGTTCACCCTAAAGAAAGGAAGTCTAAGAAATGAAAGAACTCATGGAAAAGATTATTGCAGAGTTTAACGCAAACGGTATCGAATTCAAGAAATGCAATTACAATCAGTTTACCAGTGACCTTGAAGGTCATAGATATGAAAAAGGATTTAGAACCTTTTATATTGAAGAAGTTCATCGTCATAACGGCACTGATGAAAACAAAAATTGCAAAATCGAAGTCACTGAAAATTTAGGTAATTCCTGTGCAAAGCGCATTGGAGAAGTACGGGTTAATGTAAACGCTTCTGACCGTGTTATCAAGAACCGAGTAAAGAAGATTATGGGAATCTACAAAGGCTAAACTCCAAAGGTTCTCGCGGGTTCACCCTTAAAGCCCGCACCCATAAATTTTAATCTGGAGGTACAAACCATGAACACCATCAAGCACACCGAGTACAAATACAACGGCCGCCGCGTTATCCTCGACACCTGCGAACTCACGCCGGGCAAATACGAGACTATGCTCCTGTACCCCAACGGCCACGAGATCGACTGCCGCACGGCACGCACCGAGGCGGACGCAATCGCAGACTTTGACGAGCTGCTGACCGCCTACCCGGCAGACACCAAGCCCACAGCACCCAAGCCGCTTACCGGCAAGTACGCCAAGCTCCGCGACGATCTGCGCAAGGTGTACGAGATCGGCAAAGCCGCAGCCGCACAAGTTGAGGACGGCGGCACCTGCAATTTAGATGCGCCCTCGCTCCTGCTCCCGCGCTGGCAGTCCGCCAAGATTGAGCAGGCTTGCAAGGAGGCCGGATGCGGCTGTTTTGAGTGGAAGTGCTTTAACCGGCGTTGGGTTATCTGCTTCCACATTCCCGGTCAGGCATACAAGCGCGAGACCGCTGCCGAGGTAATGACCAAGGCGCTTGCTGATATGGGCTATGATGCCCTTACCTACTGCGCTATTGACTAACCATCTTAACCACACCCGCCCCGGAGGTCACGAGGGCAGAAAGGACTTACCATGGTACGCATCACAAAAGCAGAATACGACCGCATCGGCAACGACTACAAATCCACCTATCAGGATTACCAAGGTAATCACCCGGAATGGGTTGGACGCCGTTGTGCATTTCTTCCCGGATACGGTACTATCTTATTCATTGAGGGTGTCAGCTTTGAAATTGTTTAATCTCCCGCCCGGCTCACGCACCTGCGGCGGAACATATTGACACTACCCCGCACATCGGGGTACAATTATCACAACAGCGCAAAACCTAAAGTCCTGCATATCGGACTTACAACGTGATACACTATTCACAACAAACAAGGAGGAAAAATATCATGGCAGATTTAAGAGTTTGGGACAACGCAGGTAACATGCTTCCCAACAAAACCGTACAGGATTGGATTGATTTTTACAAGGCGCAGGGCTACAGCGGCAACTTTTTCATCAACAAAAAGTGCTATGACTTCTTCGGTCTTTCCATTCGCACCCCCTACGATGTGGACAAAACCAAAGTTGTAACAAAAATCGACAGCGGTTACTACGGCACACCAGGCATTATTACCGAGTAAAGGAGACTGCAAAAATGAAAATCCAAGTGCTCAAGGACTACATAGCGAATTTTGAGGGCGATGTTTATACCATCGACCTCAACCGCAGGTTTGAGGGATTCGAGTCCGGAGATTTAATCTGTTATGTTTGCCCGTTCTCGCCTGCTATGCCGCTGCAGCTCGAACTTGCAATCCGGGCAGACGGCTCCATAATCTTCCGGAGCTGGAAATTTATCGATGGTGAAGGAAACTATTACCTTCATACGCGCGAGCTTTCCGAGGCCGATTGCAAAGGCTTTCAAACGCCATTTATCCCAACCGAAGCACAGACTGATACAGTAAACGGTCTGTTTTCAGGCCGGATTAAGTTTGAAGGTCTAAAACTTGCGGTAGGCTCTACTCTCCAGCGCATTTGCCCTATCGACTTGCAGCGCGAAGAAAAGCTGACCGGCGAAAAGATTTATCTTGCCTGATTTTATCAACGCTATGACAAACCCCGCTCACCAAAGCCATAAGGTGAGCGGGGTTTACCATATTTACGACTGTTTCGGTTTTGCAGGGCTCGCACCTGCTTTCAGCACTATGCAAACCGGTATACCTCCCTGCGGAGGTATGAACGCTTTCGTTGCGCCTGAACGTCGGGCTTTTACCGAGGATTCCTCCGCTGTCCACAGGCAAACACTACATGTATGAAATCGAGAGAGGTAATGACCTCCTATATCTTAGTTTTTGCAGCACAAGAGATATATGCCGCCTGTGTAATGATTTGGAATGTTTTGCCGCCGTCGCGGCCGCCTACCGTATTTCGCTTTTCGGCTGATCAGATAAACGTTTTTATTCGCTGCACTTTTTTCGGCTCTCGCAGTCCGTCGGCAGTGCATCGCCGTCCTCTCATTATGGGCTGTTCGGCGTTGCTCTCCGTCGTGTCGCAGTTGCTATCGGTCTGTAATCCGGCTGATTCCCTCGTAAGGTTACAGCGGGGAGCGACCCCGGTTGCGGCGTGCCTGCAAGCACCCGCTGAACTCTGCAAAGCCGTTGCAGCAGCTTCGCAGACGTTCGGAAACAGATTGTCCGTCTTTCCGGACCGCCAGAATATTATCGTCCTCGTTGGAGGCGTTGTGCTCCCTCCGCCTCATGCAGCTTTGGGAACAGATTGCCTTGCACGTTGTCCACCATGCAAGGCTTGCCAAAAGTCCGCTACGTTACCCGTCCGGCCTCATGCAGCCATCCGGGCATGTTTGCGGTGCCTGTCGCCCGTAGGCACCGCATTCCATTCTCATTGTAGCGTAAATGTTATTACTCCGTCACCCTCATGCAGGCTTTGGAGCATATCGGCGCGCCGCGCAAAAGACACGCCGAAAGAATAGAAAGGATAATCAATGCCTTCGTTCCGCGAAAGGCGTTTTGCTCCTCTGCCCTCATGCAGACTTTGGAGCAGGTCAGCGGCAGGTCTCCCCACCGCTTTAAGTAGGTATTTGGGGTTAAACAGAAAGGCTTGTCACCCGTCAGCCCTCACGCAGGCTTTCGGGCGTGTACCCGCCTTTCGGCGGGCTGAAAGTGGAGGAACGAAACTCCGTGATTCCGCCCTTTAGGGCTTTTATCACGATATCATTATACCACCATTCTTTGTAGTATTGTGTAGCCCGTTTTCCACAATGTTATGCACAGCCTGTGCGTATATGTTCTACTGCCCGCAATGCCCGTGCGTGCATCTTTCCGCGAACGTGCACTTCGTTGTAATTCATTCTCTCGGCGGTTTCTCTCCACGTCCGACCGTTCACGTAATGTTCGATCAGCAGCGCCCGCAGCGCCGCATCCTGCACCTTGGCCGTGGTGCTGATAATCTCGGCCTTAATCAGTGCAAGCCGTTCTTGCTCTCTCTGTATCTTTTCGGACAGGGCAAGATACGCATCAGCCTTGTTTGCGGTCACGTCACCGCCGCCGCCCGGCGTGTCCTTGATCGTCGCCGTTGCGCTTGTCGCCCGCGTCCATGCCCTTACTCGTGCTTCTTCCAGTGCAGAGATTGTTTTTTCAAGGTCAATCCCTCGTCTGAGCCATTCCTTAGTCGTCGTGTGCCACTACCTCCTCCATGCCGTGCTGTGTATATCGCCTGCGTCGGCTGATCTTGGCCGCTTTCCTTGTGCAACCCACACCCGGTTCACATCCGCGCGATTTCCCCGTGTCGATCAAATAATGACACGCCCATAGCTTAGACCCTTGGCTCGTACCCAGTACTCGCCAGTATGCGCACCCAGCGCATTCGCTTTTCTTTTTCATGCTAATGCTATTCCATTCTCCCGCAGTTCTTCAATCAGATCGTCGATTTTAACGTATTTTCGTGCGATACTGTCTGCGAGGTAGTTTGTTTCGTCCCATATCCGCCGTAATCGGTCATAGTCGTACCCTTCTTTATCCCGTAGAACGCTAAACATAATTGCCCATGTAGACGCAACCGCCGTGTTCGTTGCGTCGCGTTTGGCTTTTTCTATGTCACCCTGCGTCGCCGGTATTCGGTATGGGTTGACTTTCTTTTTCTTCGCCATTTCCGTATCTCCAATTTTCATACCGCCGCATCTCGTCCAGATACTGCCGCATCTCCACGCTGTACCGCTTCACTCGTCCATCCGCTCCAACATATCAAGGTACTTTCTCGCCATCGCCGCCACCTGTATAGCCTCGCAAGCCGCAGCTTCGGCGTACTGCCCAACCAGTGCCACCTGCAGCGACGTTGGGATACCGTCACGGATTCGACGCCAGAGCTGCTCCATCGCCATCTCGATACTGTCGCATTCTTCCCTCAGTTCCTCGGCTTCCTCCGTAATGATTGCCCATCCCTCGTGCTCCGAGTGGAACTGTGGAAAACGCTCATTTGCGCTTTCCAGTTCCTTTTCAACGAGCATCTTTACGTCTTCACTTACTGCATTCATTATTTTTCTTCCTTTCAAACACAAATCATCGGCGGGTGCGGAATCTCCGTATCTACCGGTCTCCACAGGTGCAGGCAGTACGGATGGTTATTGATGTACTCCGACTTAGGCGGGTGGAATTGCATAACGCGCTCGTCCTCGCCGAAAAACATATCCTTAATAGCGCACATCTCGTCCCACGTCGGGCAGCACTTGCGCTGTGCAGAGCCGGGCGAAACGCTGACGTGTTCCCATCCCATGCCGTTGCTTGCGATCACCCGGAACGACTTGCCGCCGACATACACCTTGAAAACACCGTTTCCGCTGTCGCCGGTGCAGCCGTAAAACTCGCGTTCTCTGTCTTTCAGCCGGAACTTGTCCAGCTTGTGCAGGTCAATCATACAGGTTCACTCCCTCAATCTCCGCACGGATTTCCAGATCGTGCAGGTATTCGCCCATGTGACGTTTCTGCCGCTTTAACAGGTCGATGGAGCAGTTCGGCGTAAACTCGAGTACGCCCGCCTCGTACTTCGTCACAATCCGGTGCAGCTTTTCATAGCGTTCCTTGGTCTCGCGGTACTCGCGCTTCATGTGCTCCTGCCATGTGTTTGTATCGGGGTCAGGCTCGTTTGGTTCACTTCCCAGTTTCGTTTTTTCTCCAAGCGTTTTCATTAGATGCAAAGCATCGGCGCAAATCATACCGAACTCGCATCTATCCTCGTCGTTATCAAAGTCAAACAGTACCATATTGCGCGACATCAATTCCGCGCATTCAATCGCTCCATCAATCGTCATTTTTCATTCTCCTTTCTCTGCGTATCTGTTTTACTGCGTCATTAGTCATGCGATGTCACCGTAACCGGAACGATCATCTCTGGCAGGAAATTCACCTCGTAGTGGAACTTGTCCACGTAAGCTCCGCTGACGTCCTCCACAACGTAGATCGTCCAGTCGTTGAGGTACACAAGGTGTTTCTTGTAAACGCCCTGCCCGGTTTCGACAGTCACCTCCAGCTCGTTCTCGCTGTTGTTCGAGATGGCGAAGTTGCCGATCAGCTCAAACACCGGCTTGTCCGTACGCGCGTTGATGACTTCCAGACGGCGCGTGACGTTGAAATTGTCCGCCTCCTTCGAGATGTTGTACGCAACGCGCTCGCTCTCCCTGCAGGCCGACAGACTACACATCATAGCACCGCAGAGCAGTGCCGCCATGATTTTCTTTTTCATTTTTGTTCCTCCA